AAACATAGGGCATTTTTCAATACCCCATGTTATGCTAATGTTAAGAAATTGTTAAATCCTTTTTTCAATTTGAACAATGAAACCCCTATCAATGTAATCGTTAATACAATCGTTAACTCTTTCATGGTGAAACCACGTTTCATTTACCATCTGCTCAAGACATTGAAAGTGGTATTTTTTACCATTTTGTACTTTACTCATGTGAACGATAGGTTTGTTTTTATCAATCATCTCATTCAATTTGCTTGTAAGGATATTTTCAACCCTTGAATAATCTTTCTTCATTTTATTCTGTTTTAAATTATCAATGAACTTATGTACATCTTTTGTACAATACAAACATACGACACCAATGTTAACTGAATGTTATGCTAATGTTAAGAAATTGTAAAATTTTACCTATCTTTGTAGTATCATGTTTAAAGGCAAATATATGTATAAATGGAATAATGAAGGGGATATCGAAGCAATCCCACAAGAACAGGGTATTGAATTGCCACAGGGGGGTATTGAATTCACAGAGGAAGAAACCCCTATTAAATTCACAAGGAAGGAAACACCAATCTTTACAGGGGTATTGAATTACTTTCCCGATGCAATAAGAGAAGTTGCACGTTGTTCTTATGCAGGACAACAGCAACACAATCCAGATAAACCTTTGGCGTGGGATAGAAGCAAGTCAGGAGACGAATTAGACGCTCTCTCTCGGCATTTACTTGAAGCTGGTACGATAGACACCGATGGCATTAGACACTCCGCTAAAGTGGCTTGGAGGGCGTTAGCTAACTTACAAAAAGAAATAGAAAATGAATAAACAGGTAGCAAAAGAACTTGACAAATTTGTTAAGGATATTGAATTTAGATATTCAAGAAAAGATAGAGAGGGTAACTTTAATAATGAATCGTTTTATATTAAAGAGATTATACCCACATCAGATTTAACCGCTTGTGTTATATTTAAAAAGAACACAGGAAAAGAGGCGGCGTTCTTCTTTTATTATATAAATAGGGGTGTGAGTAAGGGTTGGAAATACTTTGTTCCAACAGATTCTCACATTACAGGAATGAGGGCGTTCGAGTATTACAAATTACAGGTTGAAAGGAATAATTACAAAGAGAATTTTAACGAAGAACGTACATCCCTTTAGGCACAGTTCTTTCAAGGGCGTATTGAATTGCGTAACGGCTTCCATCGATGCCATGATTCCAAGAATCTCGTGGTATGCTACCCTTGAGTTTCCAAGCATAGTTGTTAAACTCACGTATTAAATTCACAGAGTCTTTATCTACAACTATATTGTAATCTTGCATAAGGGCGATACCCGATAGGATGCTACCTTTCTTTTTTATGGTAGGCGTAATGTTTTTAAGCCCTTTAGTTTTTAACTCTGATATAAGACGTGGCTCACTGTTGTCGCAAACTATCAGATTGTTTCCTGCATACCTTCTGCACATCTCAAATATATTAGACGTAGATAGTCCTGCTTTGTAGAAGTGTTCTTTTATCCAGATAGTCTTTCGTAGCTTATCTACCGCAACTTCAGTTAAACTTGAGGGGTCTACCGAAAATCCGAAATCAAGTCCAAAGATGGTGTCATACTCGTTATTGAAATCGCCAATCTCCCAATCAGTAAATACAACTCCCTCTGCCTTCTCAAGCCATCCACCTAATATCTGGTGCTTGTACTTCTCTGGTCTCCTTTGGCGCATTACCTCTACTTGCTCTACAAATGATGGAGATAAATGTTTAATGTTGTCAAGGTATGTAGTGTGAATGTAGCTTACGTTCTCTTTAACGCCATTATAACCGTCTGTAATGCCTCTATTCTCAAAAAACCTCTCATATATCCAATGCTGTTTAGTTGTGGGGTTTAGAATCAATATACAACGGTTTTGAGTATTCATTGCCCTAACCGAGTAATCAATCTTCTCAAACGATTCCTCGTCTGTAAGTTCTTCTGCTTCATCCAATACAAATGTAGTTACACCTTGAATAGATTTTAGCTTCGCTGTTTGGTCTCCACTTGCAGTCTTAATACCACTAAACAATATACTACTTCCTGTAAGGTTGTTTATGATTTCGTTCTTTGTGATAGTGAAGTTCTCTGAAATGCCCATCAGTTCCAGCTTCTCAATAAACTCTGGTATAATAGACATAGATGCCGAAGTCATTGTGTATCGAGTAAACAGTATGCGGTGTCCCTTCTCGTATGTAAGTAACACCAGAAATGTATTTACGCCAAATGATTTACCACTACCTCTACCGCCTGTAATTACAAAGTACCTACTTGGGTCTCTAAACAGAGGGTTGTATTTAGGATTCAGATTTACCTTCTTCATCTTTTATTTCAGTAGCTTCAATGTCAATAGTTTCTTCTGGTTGTAGGAAAGATATTACAGGAATGTGAACCTCTTGCTTTACGTTAATATCCTTTTGCTCTTTTGGTTTACCATACTTGTATTCCCACAGTAGGCGCAAGTGTGCAAAGGATTCTTTACTCATTTCGGCAAGTGCTTCCCACGCTTTCTTCTCACTTCCAAAGGCACGCTTCATTGAACCCAGCGCAAAGTTCTTAATGTCCGCTTCTTTAGCTTTAGGCTTCCTCCCCTGCCCTCTGGATACTCCCTTTACAGCACCGTTATTTCTGCGCCCATCTGAATAGGGAACGTGTGGCTTCTTCTCTTTCGGCTCTGGCTTTGGCTTAATTGGTATTCCTAACTCCTTTTTCTTCTCGTCTGATATTAGACTTCTCTTCTTTGGTCTTGGCATGTTTAAATAATAAAGTTCAAAGTAATCCGTTTAATTTACTGATTTACAATCCACAATATCCACTATCACATTCATTAAAGTCGTCATCAAATAGTTCTGCTTGTTTATTCCAATTCTTTATGTCGTTATATGATAAGTTCTTGTCTTTATACCATACGTCTTTATTGTGTTTAATTCTTTCTTGCTCTGCAAACCATTGTATTTTATTAGGGTGCTTATCCCACATCTTACGTATCAGTAATGGGTTTTTATGAAAACATCCTACACAGTTATTCATCCAAGCAAATCGAACGGGTTTATCTTTCCAAAACTCCTCTATATGGTCTTTGAATATGTTGTCGCTTATTAAGGGATATACAGGTTTTTGCCATTCAATTATACCCCACTTGTTTCTTGTCTTTCTTTTACCAACAATAGCTTTCATTTCTAAAAAACCATTATCATTTGTTTTCTCTGTTGTTCTCTTTGCTCTATGTTTTTCGTTTGCCCGAAAACCTAACCTAAATTCGCAAGGTGTATTTAATTCATTTCTCCACCAATCAAACATAGGTTGCATTTTCATCTGTGTGGTGCAATACCTCCGTAATGGGTCTGGTAAAGTTCCAGCACTACCTAAAACATCATCAAAAGTCTTTCCTGTTACCCAAGTAATCTTTCTACCTATATACTGTTCAAGGTCAAGCATAGTATGTATTATAGTGTCATCTTCCAACGTGCCTATGAATGGTGCTTGTATTCTGTCCTCTACTTCTTGTCTTAATTTCTTGTCAGGATAAATACAGTTTTTGTCATCAGTTCTTACTAATGCAAACACATCATAATCAGCAGGATAATTAGCTGCTATGTAACTTGATGTTTTACCGCCCGATAAACTATTTACTGTTTTCATTGATTGTAATATCTATTCATCAAGGTATCAATCTGCCTGTTGTAATACATGATTACCTCATCGTTGTCCTCCTTCTCTTTCGCCAGTCTTAACTGGTCTTTGAAGTACGACATTGATTTTACAAATGTTTCTGCTTGTATTTCCATTGTTTTATATTTTATGCCTTACTCACAAGGGTGCAATAAACATCCCTATATTTATAACTTGCTTTCAGGCATATTGTTTTAATATATTGAACCACTTATTCCTTCTGAACAATGGTAAACTTTTGTTTGTTGGTTTCTCGGTTGAATTGCTTTTGGGCGTAAATACTCAACCTCTTTCTTCAGTTCAGCTATCTCGTCTTGAAGTTCTTTCATCTTGTATTTCAGCATCGTGTTCTTGTCTTTAAGTTTTTCCTCCTCTGGTATTTCAATGATGCCATCTATAACATTCATAACTCTATTGAAGGAAGAACGAAACATCTTGTCTTGTTCGTAATCTCTATCAAACATTTTAGTTTGGTGTAGAACAGTAGCGTGGTCTTGTTTTAGCTTTAGCGTTGCACCAATAGCTTGTAAAGACATTTTTGTGTGTAGCTTCAATATACTGTAATACATTCTTCTTGCGTGTACCACTTTCCTTTTTCTTGTGGTGTTATCTAAACTAACGCCAGTTTCTTTCTCTATTATATCTCTAACTCTCTTTATATCTGTGTCCATCTAATTCTTTTTTATATTCGTTATATGCTTCCATTGCGCCTTGTATGCACTCATATTGCTCGGTGTCCTTGAAGTACTCCATTAGATACTTAACTTCACTTATAAGCAACATACCTTCTCTTAAAGATAGTAGTACATCTTCTCGGCACTCCTCTTTACTTTGGTGGAAACTCATTTTTATTATCTTTTGGCAACTTCTCGATTATAGCTTGGGTCATAGCATATATTGTTGTAACTGCTTTTTCCAATGCCTCAATCCTTTGCTGTTGCGTTAGCTTTTTTTTTCTCATAGCGTACCATTTATAGTGTACTGGTGTAAATCTAAACCACCTGCAATCCATTTATTATAAACGCCTACTGCATTATCGACAAACTCCTCTCCATCCAAGTAGAAGTCCTCGCTTACGTTATAGATACCAATATCTTTAGTGTCCTTACATATACATAAAAATACAAAATCTTTGTAATTTATGCCGAATAAATTGCAATAAATGTACACTTGACTTGCATAACCATACTTGCGTGCATTGTAAGGGAAGCTACCTTCTGCAAGACCACTTGTGCTTTTCAGGTCAACAATCATTTCTCCTCTGTTTAAAGCATCTGCCTTTGCTCTAAAAGGAATATTCATTATATTTCCGATAGCAGGTTGCTCGTATTCCAAACCTTCTATAAGTTGAACCGCATCGCTATTGGAATATATCGCATCAGCAAGTCGCATGGTTTCGTCATATTCCTTTTGCAAGAACGTCATTGGATTGTCGCTAAACGCCTCCTTGTATATCTTGGTGTTCTTTGTACTTGCATCAACAAAGTTAAGTTGACCGAACTTCTCAATCTCAAACACCGCAAGATGCAGAAGCCATCCTAATGTCATAGCACCTGTTCTCTTGTTTACAAACTTTAACGAGTTGTCGTATGCTTTAGGAGACTTGTTAAGTAACTTAACACTACTACTGCTCAAGGCGTTCTTACCTAAATACTCATAGTAGAACTCATCATTCTCCATTTGCTTTAAGATAGAATCTTTATCCCAAAACTTGCCATCTAATGTAACTATCTGATTACTCATCTTTCATAAATTGCAAAGGGTGGAAATCCATAAACACTTTGTTTAAAGCATCTGTTATAGCTGCTCTACGTTGTGTAGCCTTCTCACTATAATAGTGTTCATATTCAGCTTTCTTTTCTTCATACAGGCGTTCTAAACGCTCTCCGAGTTCTATCTGCTGTTGGTCTCTTTGCGCCTGATATTCCTCTTTCCACTTAATGTATTCTTCACTTGATTTTCCCATTATAATTGTTTTATTAGTAACTTAATTAACTTCTCTATTTTATTTAACGCCCAACGTAAAGGTGTGTCGAGTATATAGTGAATAATCATTAGTACACCTTCAAGCACCCAGAACATGAGCACAAGATGTATTATGAATACTAACTTCAGTAAGGATAGTGGGGATAAAATGAATTTAAGTAATTTGTCCATTCGTTTATTATTTGAAGCAAATATACAAACTATATTTTAATTAACAAAATATAAACAAAAAAAAGAGGCTGCCGAAGCAACCCCTTAATTATTTAATTTTAAAAATACTAATATGAAAAAAGATGCGTTATGTCAACATCTATGCAAATATAACACTATTTTTTATATATGCAACTATTTTTTTGGATTAAATTGTTCTTTAAATATCTTGTAGCATACAGCAAGTCGCTGGTCTCCATCCTTAAACTCTTGTATCATCTTGGCATTACCTACGCATCTGATTATGAAGTCTTTTTGATTCTCGTATTTCTTTGGTCTTATTAGTGGCATATTATAGTAATATATATATTTTAAATTGTTTTATCTGTTAAATTTGTTATGTATTTTTTGTAGCTTCTGCTTTACAGGTTTGAAACAACTGCTACAACTTGTGGGTTGCAGTTTATCATTGAAGATACGATTATAAACAGAATAAACCTCTTTAACCATACTACCGCTAATTGTGTTTCTTGACTTCTCAAAAAGCCATTCAATGATGTCCAGTTCTTCATCTGTTGGTGCATTGTATTTTCCATAAGGGAATAAATCGTTTAGTAATTCCTGTCTCTTATCGCAACCGCAATCCTCTCCTAAAACTGCTTTAGCTAATTTATCTACGCCAGTCTTACGAAACACTTTCTCTACGGTGTCTCCAAGTCCAGTTGACTTAATCTCTTGCGAACTCTTTTCTGATTGCTTCTTTGGCATTTTTTAGTGTGTTAAATATACTGCTTAAACTTATCTTGGTTTCTTTTGCAATGTGCCTCATAGACATACCTTTATGATAGTACAGATTAAAGATACCCCTGTCATACCAGTACCAATCCTCAACCAAGTTCTCAACTCTTTCAAATACTGCTTCCGCTTCTTTTTTTTCTTCGATATAATCCAAGCTATTCTCATACATTCCTTTAAAATTATCATCCGTAATCGAATCTGTTGAATGTACGATAGGATTCTTCTTGCGACTTGTGTGAATGTTTGCATAATATAAGTTTCTTAACGTAATGTAAATATAAAAGGTGTTGACTTCTGTATCATTGTACATAATTTTTTGAGGGTCTTTAACATAGTCAAATATCCTAATAAACATCTCTTGCACAAGTTCTTTCGCTTGTTCTTTGGATATCTTAAAAGAATACGCCATGTTGAACCAATCATCATATTTATTTGCGAGTTTTTGTAGCAACTCCTCTTTCGTCAACATAATCAATTACGTTTAAAATTTGCTCAAGTGAATTACAAACAGCATAATTACCTTGCCACTTCTCTTGAAATTCTACTTCGTCTGGTGTTAATTTCTGTTGACTCTTTGTTTTGTTTCCGTCTTTTAATTCAATCATAAAGTTATCGTTTCGATATCCTAATATCAAATCAGGCGCACCCTTACCAAGTTGGTGTGTATGCAGTACAGATATATCTAACTTTCTTAACTGTTTCACTACTTCTTTTTGATTAGCATCTACTCTTGCTTTTTTCCGCATCTTTGAACATCTATATCATTAAAGGGACTATACCCTTCAAAGTAATATCTCTGTTCTTTTATGTTAAATTCGATATTATCAACCTCTTGTGGAATACCTACTAACTTTTGTTTCTTAATCTTTTGTGAGCCAAATATAACACTTGTATTCGAGAAATCCAAAGCACGATAAGGTCTCCATACAAACATCACATTATCAGCTTTGTCTGAAAACGTACCTCCACCCTTAATACGATTCACATCAGGTTTGTAATATCTACCGCCTTCATCTTTTTGTGGTGTTACTTGGTGTGCAACTAAATTTACAGATATTTTATTATCAACTGCAAATCGTTTTAACTCACTCATAAATCTACTAATGTACAAATCCTCTCGTTCTCCTCTACCCATTTTATGTTGTACTGTATTGTACGGGTCAATGATTAAAGAACGAATACCTTTTGTT